ATTTTTTTCTTCTTGAGATTTTATTTGTTCAACGGGTAGAGGTTTTTGTACAAACACATCATCATTTCTAAACGCGTTCGCATCTCCCCCTTTTTTCGGTTGCTTTTTCAATTTCTTAGTAAACCTTTTTTTAACCATTTGTTTTCCAGAAAACTATATATTGAAACCAGAAACATTATTTATCCATATAAACATATTTCCCCAATAACCAAAATATTCGCATAAATGTGGTTTTTTTCAAAAACTCCGGAACAGGAAACATCGTCTCCCCCTCCTCCCGTAGAATCTCCCTCCAAAGACCCAACCAAAAAACCCCAAGTTGTGTTTTGGAATTCTTTTCAATTACCTATTACCTATCTCCCCGAACAGCATTCCCTTTCGCAAACCGTCGCTTCCGACCTCGAACTCCTCCCTCCAACACCAGAACAAAAATCAATCTATGAACACTTACTTCTGGACGAGAATTCGTCGACGTTTGCTAAAGAGATGACTACTCAATGGTCACAGCAATTCACAACCAATACCGATTTCCTATTGGAAACGCAGCAAATGATTCAAAATTTACCTCCCGTTCAACCCGAAACCCCAATCGAAACCGAAATCCCCCCAGAAAAAGATATCCAGAAAACCTGGGAGGAAATCACCCTTATCGAGGATTTCAAAGAGAAATTCAATTATCTGGAATTCAAATACCTAGAGCCTTTTAATCATAATTCCGCCTTTCTAGAATGTCTCAATCTCATCCATCTTTCCACCCCCATTTTATCCCTACTCATGTTCATTTTTTTCATTCTCCTACCTATTTTTCTAATGACCTATTCCAAATCCCCTTTCAATATCGAAACCTATGTATTACATATGGCCAGTCTAGCCAAAGTCAGTTTCATGGGAAAAATGGCGAAATCAGCCGTATTCAATGGATGGTATCATTATCAAACCCTTGGAATGATTGTAGGATGTTTGATTTTCTATGGCGTACAATTTTATAACAGTTACATAAGTTATTATCGTTTCTGGCGTAATGTGGAACTAGTAAATGAACATCTAATTACGGTTCGCGAATATGTCCAATCCATCATCCCCAAAATGAAAGCGTTTTTACAAACCTGTCATAACGCCGCATCCAAAACCTATCAATCATTCTGCCAAAAAACCGCTCAGCATCTCGAACAATTGGAATCGATACAAAACTGGTTACAGCACGTCCAACCTTATTCCTATTCCATTGCCAAATGTTATGATTTCGGAAACATGTTCCAGTGCTATTATGAGTTCCATACCAATCGCGATTTCGATAAAGCTATTCGATATGCCACCGGGTTTCAGGGGTTCTGGGAAAATATTCATGCGCTGAAATCCCGCCTGGAAAAACAAAGCGTATCTTTTGCGGTTTTTCCAACCGAGGCTGAAATCAAGGCCATGGAATCGATTCCCGGGGCCTCCGTCGCCGCCAAAAAAGTGGATAATCAGCTCTATGGAATGTATTATCCCGCACATAGTAAAGAAGAGGCCGTGCGTAATGACTGCGATTTGGCGGAGAATTGGATTATTACTGGTCCAAACGCTTCGGGTAAAACGACTTATTTGAAAACGGTGGCTCTGAATATGATTTTCACCCAACAATTTGGCATGGGATTTTATCGTCATTGTGTCCTTTATCGTCCATATACTCAGTTTTATACCTATTTGAATATTCCTGATACCTCTGACCGCGATAGTCTGTTCCAAGCCGAAGTTCGTAGAGGGAAAGAAATTCTGGATGCGGTATCCATTACCGTCGCTACCACTGCCGCTTCTTCGGAAATCCCCAATAATAACTTTTTACTCATGGATGAATTATTTTCTGGAACCAATCACGACGATGCGATTCAAGCCGCATATGGATTTTTGTGTTATTTAGGACATCCAACGCGTCAATCCAGTACTCGGTTTTTATTGACCACCCATTTCGTGGAAATATGTGATAAAATCCAATCCAAAGCCCCTCATGTCGCCAAAAATGGAAAGATGATTATTGAAGAAATTGGTTCTGTGAATTCTGGTTCTGGAACAGATAAATCCGAGGAAAAAGAAGAGGAAGAGACCCAGGAATCCGAAGAAAAAGAGGAACTGGAGGAATCCGAGGAAAAAGAAGAGGAACTGGAGGAAAAAGAGGACAAAGAAGAGGAACTGGAGGAATCCGAGGAAAAAGAAGACGAGAAAAAGGGGGAGAAATTGGAAAACAAGGAAGTAGAGAATAAAATCCCAGAACCCCCAGAATCCGAAAAAGAAACCCCGAGAGAAATTGGGGAATTAGGGGAAATAAAATATTTATATCAATTCAAAGAGGGAATTTCGCGATTACGTTGCGGAATACATATTTTAAAACAAATGAAATATCCAACGGAAGTGATGTGTTATCTGTAAATCGTGTAAAAACGGTAAAAACTAGTAAAATAGAAAAATACCAATCCTAATATATATCCCCCTTTTTCCAATTCCAAATATATTCTATAAACAATTTAGTTTTTTCAGAATAAATGGCATCCATTATGAAAAACGTTTCCGAATTAATGAAAGGAATGACTGTTCCCGAATGGATTCTTTTAATTGTATTCATCATATATTTCGTATTTCCTGTCCAATTACCTAGTTCCGTTTATCTAGCCTTTGAATCCATTCCTGGTATGATTTTCGTGTTCTGTTTTATCATCTATTTATTTCTCTATAGTCATCCAGTTTTAGGCATATTTGCTCTTTTAGCAGCATATGAATTTTTCTATCAGAGTACTTCTTCTTATTCTCCTTCCACTCGTAAAACCGCTTTCTTGGAATATCCACATATCGGAGTAACAAAAGAAATATTACAACCCGTTGAAAATACAATGATTGATTTGTCTCATACTCTTGAAAATGTTCCTCAAACCATTGAAAGTGTTCCAGAAATGATTAAAAATCAAATAGAACACGAAATTCCAGGCGTTCATTTCAAAAATAATGATATGACTTTAGAAGAAGAAATGATTCAACAAATGGCCCCAGCGCAATTGAATAACAAATATGTAAATACGAATTTCCAACCAGTGATTCATTCAGTAGGTTCTTCTTCTGTATATCAATAAATTGCCCAAAAACACAAACACGCAAATAAATTATTTTCATCTAAAATAATTTATAAATATTCCCATAACCCCTATAACCCTAAAAACTAAACACCGTTCAATCTACTATCTCTCAATTTATCGTAACTTTCAGGGTTCATATTCGAAATTTGAATAAAAAAGAAGAAAATATCGGAGATATAAATAAACAGAATGTAAATAGATAAATGAAATAAATTCATATTTTTATGTTGTAAAGAATACATAATCATAAGCGCCAAGAAAACATAAAAAGCATATACAAACACACGTATTAAATTTTCAGAAGAACTGCGTTTATCCCCCCATTGTCCTGGAAAAATATGTGGGAATAAATCCGCCACCCAATACACGAGCATTTCAAAAGGGCTTGAACGCCTTCCCTTTCCTTTACTCTCAATTACATTTTTGACAAAAAAATTACTCAGTAACAGATAAATGGTTTTATAACCCAAACCAACAACTAATATATTCACCACAATTACAATCGTAGCCATAATTACAAAACTCATATTCGCAGATTCTGAGTCACGATGTTTACCTTTTTTATGGTGCGTTCCGTGATGTTCATCATGATGAACTGTTTCCATTTTATCCGAAGCCCCAGCAGGCGCACATTTAATATAGATTTTTTCTTCTTGTGATAAATTGGTGTTTTTGGTACCTGTAATTGTATCCATGGATTCTTTTTCGGTATGGCTACTCCATATGGTCGTGAATGATTCGGTACTTTGTTTTTCAATAAAAATATGTAATGGAATGGGTTCGGTAGATTTTATTTGTTTTTGTATATCAGAGGTTATCCATTGATAGGTTGGAACGGAACCACTACTATCTACCGGTGGAATATAATATACACTAATAACATCCGAATAAAAATAAATGTCAATATCCAACATATCATTACTCGGATTCATATGTCCGAAAGAATAATCTTTACTATTTGCTGGTAATAAATCATTTAATTCAATGGCTGAAACCGATTTATTACCAGCGCTATTTAATAATCCGGTTAATAAATTTTCATTATTGGAATTGGTATTGATATTTAACGGAAAACAAAGATATTGAGTGGAAGGTTTGGTATCGGCATTGAAATCATTGATGGATTTGAAAGATAAAATTAAATTGGCATTTTCGTTATATAAATCTCGGATGGGTCCGACAATATACAGGTTTTCTAAAGTATAATGTAATTTGGTTTTATTGGAATATAAATTGGAAGTTCCCTTGGTAGCAAAATTCGCCGTCAAAAAATAATAATTTATATCACTAATATCGGTAACATAATTCAAAACATTATTATCAACACTTATCGAAGGAAAATTGAAATCAATACTGAAATTTCCAGAGGTAGATGGAGAAGAAGTCATTGATAAAGGGGAAGAAGAAGTCATATCAAAATCCGACATTGGATTTACTATTTATTATATATTAGAATAAGTCGAATCCTTTTTTATTTGATTTGAAAAAATTGAATTTCCCTTTTCTATTTTTCCAGTCTTTACCCCTGTCCCAAAAACCAAGTTCCAAGTCTAAATGTCTTTCATCGCTGAAACCCCAATTGTTATAAACACCGAAGGTCTTACTACATCCTTCTATATCCCCATTGAAGATGACGAATCTACGGTATTCTCAAATCACGTAGCTCATGCCAATGAAATGGTAACGTTCAGTAAAAAGAAATTTTCAGATGGTTATCGATTTCTTTTAAAACCAAACAAAAATCGAAGTGGAAAACCAGTTTTATTCGAATATTTCAGTACGAAAAATATCATCGGTTATCCAATTCGTAATGCGTGTACTGGATATTTATATCCACAATATCGTGTTGGACATCATCATGAATATCTATTTTTCAAAGCCCGTGTTTCTACGAAAGATTCTTATCAAGCCCAAAATAATAATATCCAGAACAAATATGCCCCTGCTGCTACCAAATTAAAACCACATGAAAAACCAGAACTAGAAGTATTATTCTATGACAGTCCAGAAGAATATGAAACTCATCAGCAACTCACTTTACCACATGATATGAAATTAAAATGGAGAGCACGTTATGAAAAATTAATACGTTTTATGGAAAAAAATAATCATTCACGTATCGAAAATCAAAATCAAAATCAAGATTCTCATATTTTATCTTCAAATAAATCAAACATCAATCATGAACCACCTGGATTAACCGTCTTGAATCGTTCTACAACTCCTGATATGCCTCCACCTGGTTATGTTGGTCCAATTATGGTTTAATTTATTCTATTACCATATTTACTACCCATATTTACTACCATAAATATATATATATAATATAAAGAAAAATGAAAATAGATAAAAATAAACAGGTATATTTCATTTTTATTTTTTTATGCGTCCTTTTTTTAGGGGGGTTACAATATTTTTTTCTTTCTAGTCAAAAAGAATCTTTAGAAAATAAAACCAATCTACAAATTGTAATCGCACGTTATAATGAAGATTTGGAATGGTTGAAAGAACATCCGTTTAATCAATATCCCGTAATTTTGTATAATAAAGGCCCCAATGATAATTTTTACCATGCGCCAAATATTTTAGAACATATTAAATTACCAAATATAGGTCGTGACGCACATACAATTTTATATCATATTATTGAAAAATATGATAATTTGGCAGATGTAACGGTTTTTTTACCAGGGTCTGCTCAAATGCCTAATAAATTTGAAAGGTCAAAAATGTATGTAAATAGTTGTGCGAAATATAATAATTCGGTTATTTTGTATTCAAAATTTTTGGAATATTATCCAAATTCTGTAAACAACGATTTATATCATTTTCAATTAGATAATTACGTTTCCACAGACCCGAAAAATAAAAATCTAAATCCGGAAGACAAATTATTACCGGCTGAAATACGTCCTTTTGGAAAATGGCATCAAACTAGATTTCCAAATGTAAATGATGTATATTATATTTCTTTTAATTGTATATTAGGTCTTAGTAAAAAACATATACATCAAAAACCGAAAAGTTATTATCAAAATCTTATTAAAGAATTATCCACTCATTCTAGTCCAGAGGTTGTACATTATTATGAAAGAGCATGGTTTTCTGTTTTTTATCCTTTATATGATTCAGTGGTTATAGAATATTAATACAAAAGAGTAAAAATCAAGAGATAAAAACGGTAATTATTCGGTAATCAAACGCATCCCCACATTCATGGCCTGTAGTTCTTGTTGTAATAGTT